TATCCTTGGAGTTATTTTCTTACCCTTAGATTGGTTGTTACCTGCACCAAATATACCCACATATTTTTTTAGTTTAGCTATATCAGCTTTAAACCTTGCAGAGTTTTCTTGATTTATAGGTAAATAATCATCTGGGTTAACTGTATAACCAAGTCCAATAGTAACCCCCAGAATAGATGAATATATTGATCTTTCAATTACCTCTTGTGAACTTACCATTTTACTTGATTAGGTTTTATTCCGTATTTACCAAATCTTCTACGGAGTTCAGTTAATATTGAAGCTCTTAGTTTTTCTTTACCACCAATAGATTTTAAAGAAGGTCCCCACAAGGGACGAGGTGGTATTATCCCTCTACTTTTTCCTCCTCCTTTACCCCCAGTACCATACTCAAGGATTAAAGCAAGTTGGTTTAGTGTTAAACCCCCTTGTGAGGACCTTTTCTTACCTATTGGTAATCCTATTAATGTTCTTGACTTATACTTGAATAATCCCACTGATCTATG